AAGACTTCTGAGAACTGAATCAACCGAATCGTGCCTTTGGCAATAGCTGGTATGCGTGTGCCTCGCCGTCTTGCCCAATCAGTCCCGGAGTGCGGTTGCATACCGTTTGCTTTTCGAAAGTTGCTCATCTCGCCATAGTGCGAGGTTATGAATCTAGCGTCGTAGACTAAACGCCAATCGGCTGTCCTGTCAGAGAAGCGTCTCACTTTGATTTCCTTGGCTTGTATATTTTAGCCACGAAGAAGGCTCACTAACCCGACCGCCACTGCTCCCAGTGTTGCGCCGTAGACACCGTAGACAAGGCGAGCGATAAGCTCAACCTTTGCCAAACGAGTTTCCATACTGGCGACCTTTTCAGGTAGATACTTCAAGCCACGCAGCTCCGCAAACATCTCAATCTGGTTCTCATTAACTTCCATAAGCTTTTCATAAACTTGGACGTTAGTAATGCGTACGGACGTGCCTTCTTCTGCCATTAGCTACTTGACTTCTACTACCTTGACAACAGCGCCGACGGTATCAGAGATGCAGTAAAGAGTATCGTCTGCGTTCGTCTGAAAAACAGCGTTGTTGGTTTCGCTTAGTAGGATTCCATTTGCTGCCGACACGTTTGAACCGCCGACATAAGTTGCAGCGCCTTCGGTTCCGGACTGCAAGTAAACAACCTTGCTAGAAATGAATGGCCCTGACACTGCCGTTATTGAAGTGGATACTGATACGCCTGTTGAGACTACTGGCATTTTTATTCTCCTGTTATTTCTACCCAGCTAAGGGTTGATTCGTTCCATGAATAGTTTTTCTCATCTTGTGGTCGGGCTGTCGGGGCCTCCCATTGACAAGTTTGCTCAATAAGAACCCACGATTCAAAGGGCTTTTGTGGGATAAAAGCATCTAGAGACTCATCATAAGTAAACCCGACAGAAGCGAAGTTTTTCCTAAGTGCAATGCCACCTAATAGGTGAACCCCGCTGTAGGTGTTATAGCTGGTTTTCACCCATACACCGCCAAGGTTTTCAATCAACCAGTCATAGCCTTCATTTGTAAAATCGTCATTTGTGACTAGGACTCTTAGGACAATGTTTTCATTATCTAGTTCTGCGAAGTGTGCCATTATGCCGCCTCCGCCGTTAGGTATCTCACAATTACGATTCCTGAACCACCTGCGCCAGAGGGAGTATTACCACTAAATAGGCTACCGCCACCGCCACCGCCACCGCCTGTGTTTGTAGTGGCATTAGATTTCCCAGCACCACCACCACCAATTCCGCCTGCGCCCGACCTGCCTGCTTGACCAGAACGATTTATTCCACCACCACCGCCAGAATAGTAAGAGCTATTAAGCCACTGAGAACCAGCGCCGCCTACACCGCCTACACCGTTGATTGAGTTACCGCCAACCGCACCAGCACCACCACCACCACCGGATGTTTCGGTAGGGTATGAACCACCTGCTATACCATTACCACCGTCGTTGCCCTGACCGCTGATACCATACCCACCATCCCTATAAGGAAAGCCACCGCCACCAGAAGCACCTGAAGGAGCGTTGTAAGGTGCGGATGATGGGTCTACACCACCACCACCACCGCCGCCAGAGTTCGAGTTTCCCAGTGCCGAGCTTGTGTTGCCGTTATTGCCGTTTGCCCTAGTGGTTGGCTGCAGAGCTGCCCCACCTGCTCCAACGGTAATTGTGTTGCTCGATGGCGTAAGTGTTGTGCTAAATGCTCTATAACCACCAGCACCACCACCACCACCAGAATCGCCGTAATAACCACCAGAAGCACCACCAGCGACTACTAGGTATTCGACTGCGATGTCTGCCTCAGCTACGCCTAGAGTTCCACTTGAGTTGAAAGTTCTATAAGAGTAAGCGCCTATTGTTGAAAGCGAGCCACCTGTAACGATGGCCTTGATTACACCGCCAGCTTGTGCATTTAGTATTCCCAATAATGTAAAACTCATTTAGACCGCCTCAATGCTTCCGATTAGTCGGTATTCGTCTGTTGCTACACAAAGAAGTGTTGCGGCTGAATACTGAGCGCCGATTGTAAAACTGCCCGAAGTTGTTGAAACTTCTGCCGCCTTGATAGTTGCTCCGCTTGCGGTCACGGTTAGCGCACCTGCACCGTCTGCGATTATGTCCACCCTTGCGCCGACTGTGAAGTCTGAGCTTGCGTTCACGGTCAGCACCGTTGCCGAGCCGCTTGTAAACTGAATTGTCTTGCCTTCGTCTGCTGCCGCCGTAAGTGTCCGGGAAGTCGTTGCGTCTGTGACAAAGCTTGCAATCCCTGCCGCTGCTGTCGTGGCTGCTAGGTCAACGTTTAGAGTTACATCGCCACCCGTGCCGCCACCTGTTAGCGCTGTTCCGGCTACTACCGAAGTTATGTCTCCGCCACCTACCCAAGCGGAATCGTTGTAAAGTTCCAAGGCGTCAGTGTCCTGCAAGTAGCAAGCCATACCGTGAAGCGGAGAAGTTATTGAGGCGTCCCTAGCGGCTGCGTCGGCAAAGACGGAGATTACTTGGTCGCCAAGGTAGGTGTTTACATCCGCTGCTGCGAGAACATCCCCGGCAGTCCAAACTTTTCTAGGCAATTATTTCTCCTTATTAGAACGCCAAGGCGTTTCCACTATCTAGCTTACCAAACTGAGTGTCGTCCAAGACGAACAGACTAAAGGCGAGTGTCGCAAAGCCTAGTGACAAGACGTGGTTTACAGTGTCGACCGAGTGGTCAATCCTGATTATCTCTGCATACTTTGATATTGCCGGAGCAATTCCGTTCGGCGTGAACTTGATTTGAATGACGTCGTTTAGTTCTAGGGCAAGCGCTGCTGCCTGCTGCCCTGTCGTTCTCTGGTCGAGAATTATGTCGATTGAGTTGAACCGATACTCTGGCTCCTTGAATTTGTTGGCATAGAACTTTGACATTTCGACAAGCACGTCGTCGTCGTTTACAAGCAGCCCTGTTTGATTCAGCGAAAAGACTCCAAAGTCGTTTATAGAATCTGCCGACTGAGCGATTGCCTGCGTGCCTGTGATTGCAGAAGTCAGTGCAATGTCGTTGTGTAGATTCTCCGAGCCATACTCGACAACAATGTTTGCGTAAGGTATCCCAGTGCCATCGTCTGCAAGAACAAGTCCGTCGGAAGCGGCAGGCGTTCGTCGGTCACGGAATACAACCGAGCCTGACTTTGAGATAAAGAACGCACCCGGTTCTGACTTCTCTATTGTTCGGAAGTATGCAAGTGCGTTTGTGTTCTCAGGGATTACGTCTGCCCCAAGTTCCATCGCTCCTGTTTCAATGTCTCGTTGGTTGACAGGCCAGTCAATACCTGCTAAGGAAAGAATCGTCTTTATTCTGTCGCCTGAAAGCTGAACCTCGTTTGTCCTTTGTGGCAAGAACTGAGTCGCAAAAGATGAGGTTGCGTCTGAGCAAGCTGCCGAGGCGCTGCTGTCTCCGTCTGGATTGTATAAAAGATTCCAGTCGTCAATCAGCCCAAAGAACTGCAAGACCCCTCCGGAGCTAATTCGGATTTGGCGCTTAGGGATAATCTGCCCGTAGTAAGGAGAGGATGGAAACTCAGGGTCAAAAGTCCGGTCGTTGTTATTAAAGACAACGTTCGCAAGCCCTTGGTCAAACTGGTCGAGCTGTCGGTTTTTGCCACGCTGAATTGAGATGCTTCTAACCTTTGAGGTCACGTCATAGAAAAGCGTCCCTCCAAGTAGCCAGTCAGTGTTGTCTAGCTTGCCCCTGACTGCATTGTCTAGCAAGAAGAACGGCCCTCGACCAGTGTCTGTTAGGTCAAAGCCAATCTCGACTAGGGGTGTTGGGACTGCCATTAGACCGGACTCACGATAACTTGTCCGCCACCTGTTACATATTTAGTTAGCGTGTTACCCAAGGACTTACCGACCATCGCTAGAGACTGCGAGCTGTCGGCCTTGACGTTTATGTTAATTACAGTTCCGACAGCAGCTTCGGCGCTGACCCCTGCGAGAGTGTCCCTAGTAGACCTGAACCCAGCCAAGCTAGTTAGGGCTGAGGCTTTTTGAGCGGCGCTAGTTGAAGCTAGGTTGGTGTAGCCTTCGGCAAGCCTTATCCTGTCGTCCAGATAGCTAAGCACTCCGCCGACGTCACTCGCTGCGTCAATAGCAATACCTGCTGCGCTTCTTAGCCCAGAGGTTGCCGTCTCGACTGCTTCTCCGAACGAACCGCCCGGCATCATCGCTGCGTCAAGCGACTTGTCAAAAGCAAAGTTTTTTATTTTTTCCAGCTTTGCAAGGAACTGGTCAAGAGTTTTTCCTAGTCCGCCAAACATCCCGTCCATATCGTCGACTTGTTCTTGTAGCTGAGTGTTGATTTCGGCAACAGAGTCGTAGAGGGCTGTAGCAGCCCCCTCAAGGGCTTTAGCAAGCGTCGCTTGTTGTTCTATCAGTGCGTCGCTCAAATCGCTCTGAGTGGTCGCATAGAGCTGCTCCAAGGCAGCAGTCGCCAAACCTTGCTTCTCGTAGATTTCAGCAGCTAAGGAATCCATCCCAGTTGCAGACTCGGTTTCTAGCGCTTCAAATAATGCTCGAAGGTTTTCTTGTGTCTCAGGAGTTGACTCAAGAATTGCACCTGCAAGCTCGTTGCCTGTCTCGACTCCTGCCGAAACAATCTGCTCGATAAATGTTTGGGTAAAGCCCTGCGACGCTAGGTCGGCAGACTTAGACAGCAACCCCTTGGAGGCGTCCAGCTTGGCAGTCATTGAGCTAATCAGTCCATCGACAGACTTATCTTCGCTGCTGTCAAACAAGCGCCCGACGTCGACCTCGACTGCTGAGCGGTATGCGTTGCGCAATCTGTCTTGCGAACCTTGGACTATAGCTGCGAGCTTGTTGTCAAACTCTGTCTGTAGCCTGAGAATCGAATCGGCGTAATCTTGATTTGCCGTTGCAACCGTCTCATTGTAATTCTTTTGAGCTAAGGCAAGCTGCCCCTGTGAGGACTTTATCATTTCTTGAACACGCTCGAACGCTACGTCCTTGGCGCTCGGGCCACTTCGAGCCTGTGAGACAGTGGCAGGTGGGGTATAAACGATTGGCTTACGAGGCCCCCAACTGTTACCGTTCCAAACCATCGTGAACCACTGAGCTTGACCGTCTGCATCCAGCGAAAATCCAGTGTGAACTTGTCCCGGTCTTGGGTTGGTTGGTAGGCTGCCAGAATCATTTGTCGGTGAAGAAGGAATCATCCCGTTCGCAAGCAAGCCCATATCTATGTTCGCTTGTCTGGCAGCAGCGCTAACGCCTTCTATCTGCCCGGTGACTCCATAAAGCTTGATGTTGTTAAATCGGTTCAGCTCGCCTGTGGTTCCGTCGGTTGCTCTGTTGACTTCTTTTTGCTTGTTAGCGATTCCGTTTAGGTGAACTATAAATCCAGCAGCAGCAGCAGCAGCAGCAGCGACAGCCATTGCCAAAAGGACATAAGGGTTAGCCTTTGTTGCTAGGTTCCAAAGCAACTGCAAAGTTGTGGCAATTTTGACCACTGCGTTTAGCGCAATGATTCCAGCAGCGACCCCGGCAAGTATGCCAATTAGTCTTCCAATTTCTTCGATGTTGTCAACGATGGCAATTATAAAGTTGCCGACGTTTTCAGTTGCGCCCTCCCAGTCAACTCTTGCCAATGCTGCCGTGAGCTTTTCGCCTATTTCTGGGAGCAGGTCTTTCACGATTGGGATTAGCTGTTCAAGCCTTGGAGCCAGCTTGCTTCCAATGTCGATTCCAACGTCGGCAGCGGCAGAGCCAAGCAAGGAAAGCTGAGCGTTGAAACTTGTTAGCTGCTTATCCGCCACCGCCTGCGCAGTTCCACCTGCGTCTCTTAGCGCTCCTTCGTAGTCTCGAAGTGCGCCTCCGTTATCTATAAGAAGCAGGATTCCAGCACGAGCTTGCTTGGTAAATCCAAGCTGAGATAGTGTCGCAAGCCTTTGCTCGACTGTCATTTTTCCGAGCGAGTCTGTGAAGTCGTCTGCTATGTCTGCAAAATTGTTCATTTTGCCAGAAGCATCAAAGACTGAGATTCCTAGGTCTTTGAACTTGTCTGGCACTGCTTGCGCTTGTTGGGCTAATCCAAAGATTGTGTTAGTTAGTTGCGTTCCTGCAAGCTCGCCCTTGACACCTTGGTCGGCAAAGACTGCCAGAGCAGCAGCGCCTTCGGCGATATCCTTTTCGACAGACTTGAGTGCCGTTCCTGCCTTGGTAGTTAGAGAGGTTGAGAACTGCTCGATGGTTGCGTTAGCTAACTGAGAAGCCCTTGCCAGAGTGTCGGAGACGACAATCATATTTTCCATATTGGCAACGGCGTCGTTCTTGATGGTCAAGCCAAGAGCCGACTGAGCGTCTGTCAGTAGGTCAGTGGCAAGCGCCATATCGAACATTCCAGCTTGCGCAAATTGCGCCACAACCGGGAGGGCAGAGATTGAAGCCTCTGCGTCAAGTCCAGCGGATGCTAGGAAATAAAAGGATTCTGCCGCTTGTTCGGCTGAGAAGGTTGTCGCTAGTGCTACCTCACGGGCAGCCCTTGCCATATCTTCTTCCATCGTCTTTGTGAGGTCGCCCATAATTGCCTGCGACTTGACAAGCGCTCCGTCAAACTTAGCAAACTCACGGACAGAAGCAACGGCGATTGCAGCGGTCGAGGCTGCGATTGCAGCTAGTGCAACACCTGCGCTTTTAGCAAGATTGTCAAGGCTTACGGTTGCGCCCTTGATTCCTTTGTTGTCGAAGTCGGAGACAATCCGAATCTTAATAGCCATAAGTTATGCCCTGTCTAGTTCTTGACGTTCGAGTTTAGTTTTCTTGAAATCTGGATTCCAAATTCCTCGGCTATCTTTGACACCTTTGCTTCAATCTCAGGCTTGCGCTTTAGGACTCGCTGCCACAAGAAACGTCCCGGCTTGCCAAACATCGAGCCTAGTTTCCTGTTGAACGCCTTGCCCTGCCCGTTGTAGATGTATGAGTGATAACCGACCGAGTCAGAACCCCAACCCTTTGAGACAGCTCGTGGCGCTCTGCGCTCGATGCCTGCAAGCTCGGCATACTCGAAACCGTATTGGTTGCCCATTCCGTTGCTTCGTCCTTTACCTTCAATAAAGATAAGGTCTTTCGGTCTTAGGCTGACACGAGCCTTTACATCGACCCCTGACCAAGCTGTCCGTCCATCGTGGAACATTCCCGGCATAGCGCTTTGCAGCCTCGCTCCATCGAATGAGTTGATGGCATTTTCTATAGGATTTAGGATTGGGTTTAGCTCGCTGTTTAGGGCTTTTCGTAATGCAGGCAAAAGGCGCTTCTCTGCTTCCTTCAGCGCCCGGATTGTTTCCTTGTCTCCGGACAAATATGTCTCTGCCATTTTTTGCTCCTTTGCTTCTATTCTACCCAACAAAGAAACCCTCCCCGAGGGGAGGGCCTCTCTATCTGTTAGGAAGGTTTTTAGCCACCATCCAGCGGTGCATTGTCCAGAGCATCCTTTCGGATTCCTGCATCAACACACTTGGTGCAATACCTGTTTCACAAGCGATACCTGCTATGAACCAATGAGCGGAGGAGTCGCCCAACCCAATCATTTTGGGTCGGAACCAGCTCCAACCATATCGACTGATTCTAGCCATTTCTCAAAGGAGAGCTTTGTTTGGTCAGTTCTCTTTTGTGAGTGCCA